CTCTAGCTTATTCTCTTGCTGACAGAGATAATGGGCTGAGTGCAACAGCAAACGCATCTCAATTACGATGGGTTTCTTATCTAAGTGCGCCGTACTTATACCGAATCGACAGTAGCACAACCAGTGAAGGTACTTTGTTGACGACTTCAAACGGTAATGCCGCCAATGGTGATATTTATTCTTTGGTCTACGATGCGGATGCTGGCAAGTTTTATGCGTGGTTTAATGGCGTTGAATTTACTGGTCAAAACTATGCGGCTGGGACAAGCCTTTGGGCTACAATGGATACGTCAAAAACATATATGGTTATGATGTATCAAGGCGATGGCGGTGTAACCACAAAGTCAGGAAATATGACCGCCAACTTTGGTCAGGATAGTTCTTTTGCTGGTGCTAAAGCAAGACAAGGGAATACTGATGCCAATGGTCTTGGAGATTTTTATTACCCAGTGCCAGATGATGCACTTGCGCTTTGCACTGCCAATCTGCCAACAGGTGCGATAGACACGCTGAACGATGAAACGCCAGAGGATTATTTCAATACTTTATTGTGGACTGGTGACGGTTCAAACCCAAGAACACTAAGCGGTTTGGATTTTGCGCCTGACCTAATTTGGCACAAGTCTCGCTCAGCCGCATCAATGGATAGCCACGCCATTCAAGATTCGGTTCGTGGTTTTGATTTGAACAATAATCTTTATACAAACTTAAATGGTTCAGAAACGGCTTATCCCAATCGTGGTGTGATTAATTCAGTTAGTTCAACTGGATTTACTTTCAACGAAAACGCATCAGACTATTCAACGGCTGATGGATTGAACCAAAGCGGAGTGTCTTTTGTTTCTTGGAACTGGAAAGCCAACGGCTCTGGCGTAAGCAACACTGATGGCAGTATTAACAGCACAGTGAGTGTGGGTTCTACAAGCCAACAGAACTGGTTTAGTGTAGTGGGATATACTGGGACTGGTGCTAACGCCACAGTTGGTCACGGTTTGGGTGTCACGCCCGATATGTATATAGTTAAGAACCGTGACCAAACAGGCGATTGGTGTGTGTATCACAAAGATATGAACTCTACGCCTGAAGATTTCTATATGTTGCTTAACTTGACAAATACGCCAATCGACAATGCTACAATTTGGAATGATACCGCACCAACAAGCACAACCTTTTCTATTGGCAGTTATCTTTATGGTAATAATATTGACTACATAGCGTATTGTTTCGCAAACGCCGAAGGGCTGTGTAAGGTGGGCAAATTTAGTGGCAATGGTTCAACAACAGACGGTCTTTTTGTGTACTTAGGCTTTCGTCCAGCGTTCCTGCTTTACAGACAAATCACCGCCGCCTCTAACTGGGGGATGATTGACAATACTAGAAACCCATACAATGTAAGTAATGCTAGGCTTTTCCCAAGTAATTCTTCAGCAGAAAACACCGCCGAAACTGTTGTAGACTTATTGTCAAACGGGTTTAAGGCTAGAGATGCTTATGGCGGCTGGAATTTTTCTGGTCAGGATTACATCTATATAGCCATAGCCGAACAACCATTCAAATACGCAAACGCGAGGTGACATTATGTGGACATATAACGGAAAACGAATAAGAGAAGGACGGAGTTGGAAAGACTCTGACGGTATTACCCACCCAACCTCGTGGGGGCGGTGGAGTGATGCTGAGAAAACTAGTAAGGGGATGGTGTGGGTTGACCCTGCACCCTCCTTTGACAACCGCTTCTGGTGGGACGCAAGTACCCCTAAGGCGTTAGAAGATGTTAATGCAGTAGACGAGGATGGTAATCCTATTCTGGACGAAAAAGGAAACCAAGTGGTAACACTAGGTCTCAAGTCTCAGGCTATTGCACTAGTAAAAATACAGGCAGCAGGACTACTAGCACCTACTGACTGGTATGTAACGAGGAAGGCTGAGACAGATGTAGCAATCCCCTCAGAAATCCTAACATACCGTCAATCGGTCAGGGAAGCCTCAGGAGCGATAGAAGCCTCTATTAGCGGTGTTACTACCCATGAAGCCTTTATCGCCTTGTATGACGCTCCTGTGGACGCTGAAGGCATACCTACTGGTAATGCACCTATTAATAACTGGCCTGAGGTAGACTAATGAGTACACAGTCACAACTAGATAATCACGAAGCCCTCTGTCTGGAACGCTACAATGGCATAAAAGAAAAGCTAGATAGCTTAGAAAAGCGTATGTGGCGGCTAGAAGCCATGATTATGGGGTCTACCTTTGCTATGGTAGCAATGGCTGCTATGTTATTTTCTAAGGTTATGTAATGTTTCAGGCTATGGTACTGGTGTGTAGTATGCTGCCTAATGCAGAACCACCCTGTGTAGAACTACGAGACAATCGTGGTTTGTACAAAACAGAACAACAGTGTGAGCAGCGTCTACAGGAAATGGTAGACGTTGTTCCACAGATGTTCTATCCTCCCTACGTTGTAGGAAGCAAATGCGAACAGATAGGAGAGCAAACATGATAACTGCTCTAATACCACAACTACTCCCACTTATTAGTGGGGTAATTGATAGGACTATTCCTGATGAGAATGGTAAAGCAAAGGCTCTACAGGACATTGAAAAAACCCTGATAGAGAACGCTAGTAGTATTAACCTAGCTCAGATAGCAACAAACCAAACAGAGGCAAAACACAAGAACATCTTTGTCGCTGGCTGGAGACCAGCAATCGGTTGGTCTTGTGCGCTAGGTATCTTCTGGTTATTCATTGGTGCAAACTTTGCTCAGTGGGGTATGAACATGGCAGGAGTAGAGGGAGAAGTCCCTACTGTTCCTTCAGATGTTCTTCTTGAGCTTACCTTTGCAATGCTTGGCATGGCTGGTCTCAGGACTTTTGAAAAGATAAAGGGTGTTAGTAAGTGAGTTCACACATATTTAATATGTTTAATCAGACTACTGCTGAACAGGCAGCTAAGAACCGTGGAGAAAAGATAGATGACAGAAAAACAACTGATGGACACTCTACACGAACAAGTGACGAAAGAGTTACTAAGTCGTGTGATGAGTGGAGAAGCAACAGCAAGTGAGCTATCAGTAGCTGTTAAGTTTCTCAAGGACAACGGAGCAAGCCTTGACGTAGTGACTGCTGAGTCACCCTTGGCTAATCTCTTAGAAAGCTTACCCTTTGATATGTCGGAGGCAGTACAATGACAGTAGCAGCTAATGCTTCACTTAAAACAGAACAGAAGACACTGACTGGTGGTAACTGGACTAAGATACTAGATGAAGACCATACTCGTACTTATCTCTGTATTCAGAACCATCACGATGCTCATACGATTGAGGTAGGCTTTGGTACTAATACTACTGAACCTACTGCTGCTACAGGCTTCAAGATAGACGGAGCAGTGTCAGGACACAAGATTGGTGATACTACCTTTGAGTTTTCTGTAGCACCAATCAACGCAGTGTGGGCTAAAGCAGAAGATACTCATGACCACCCTATAGACATTATGTATGATGACTAAGATACCAGAACAACTACAAGACTTCAGGAACTTTACCTATCTTGTATGGCAACACTTAGGACTCCCAGAGCCAACACCTATTCAATACGACATAGCACACTACCTACAGCACTCACCAAAGCGTTGCATCATTGAAGCCTTTCGTGGGGTAGGTAAAAGCTACATCACAGCAGCCTATGTCGTACATCAACTCCTCCTAGACCCACAACTTAAGTTCATGGTGGTGTCTGCTAGTAAGGCTAGGGCTGACGACTTCTCTACATTTACACAGAGGATTATTACTGAGCTACCTATATGCCAACACCTAGTGGCAAAGGATGGGCAGAGGTGGTCTAAGATTGCCTTTGACGTAGCCCCAGCGAAGGCCTCAGGGTCTCCTAGCGTTAAGTCAGTGGGTGTGACTGGTCAGTTGACTGGTTCTCGTGCTGACATTATCATTGCTGATGACGTTGAAGTACCCAACAACTCAATGACACACATGATGCGTGAGAAACTTGGGGAGACTGTTAAGGAATTTGACGCTGTTCTTAAGCCTGACGGTAAGATTATCTATCTAGGTACACCTCAGAACGAGATGAGCCTCTATAATACCCTTACTACTCGTGGTTATGACATGAGAGTCTGGCCAGCTAGATACCCTACCCTAGAAAGGGCAGAGAAGGCCTATGGAGGCCGTCTAGCTCCCTCGCTGTATGAATACCTTCAGGACAACCTAGAGGCTGTCTACGGGCTTCCTACGGACTCTAAGCGATTTGATGACGAAGACTTGTTAGAAAGAGAACTAAGTTATGGTAGGTCTGGTTTTGCTCTCCAGTTTATGTTGGATACTAGTCTTTCTGACGCTAATAAGTATCCGCTAAAGCTTGCAGACTTAATGATTATGTCCTGTGATAGGGACACAGCACCTGAAAAGGTGGTATATGGCATCATGAAGCCCCTCAATGAGTTACCTAACGTAGGTCTCAGTGGGGATAAGTTCTATGCCCCTGAGGAGACGCTAGGGCGGTCTGAGTATACAGGCAGTATCCTTGCCATTGACCCCTCTGGTAGAGGCTCTGACGAGACTGCATACGCCATTGTGAAGATGCTTAATGGTTTCCTTTACGTTGTAGACGCTGGTGGTATTGCTGGTGGGTATTCTCAGGAGACACTACAGACCCTTGCAGACCTTGCTAAGGTGCATAGGGTTAATATGGTGCTGGTTGAGAGTAACTTTGGTGACGGTATGTTCACTGAGCTTATGAAGCCATACTTAGAGAAGACTTACCCAGTAAGTATGGAAGAGGTACGCCACAGCAAGCAGAAGGAACACAGGATTATTGACACGCTAGAGCCTGTCATGAACCAACACAAGCTAGTTATAGACCCTAAAGTAATTCAAAAGGATTACGATAGCGTACAGTCTATGCCGCCTGAGAGGGCTGTGAAGTATATGCTAACGTATCAGTTGACTAGAATTACCAAACAGCGTGGTGCTTTGGCTCACGATGATAGACTTGACGTACTAGCTATGGCTGTTCAGTACTGGGTAGATCAAATGGCTGCTGATGCTGACAAGCAAATGGTTAGTAAAAGGAATGAACTACTAGAAGAAGAGCTATATAAGTTCATGAATGGCTTAAACGTATCTACTATGAGAACACAACAAGAAGAAGGCTGGTTGAATCTCTAAAGTTACCCTATGGAAGAGACCCCTCTGTGCATATATAAGCTTATACTTTGGTCACAC